CGCTGGCGTATGCGCCGGTGGGGCCGGAGGGCGAATGGGTAGTCGTGCCGTTGCGACGCTTCCGCGACCTATTCTGCCAAGCGCAGGAGGAGTAGCAGTGAAGAACCCGATAGCCAATAAGTTGCGCGAGATGGGACAAGCCCTGATAGCTCAGGCCGATCTGCTGGAGGCTATCGCGCCCAGCGTAGAGACCGAACTGGATGCGGCGGCCTTTCGGGAACTGCTAGACCGAATAACCGAAGACTGCCCGCTGGAGTGGGAAGACGATGCGGTTTGCCCCTTCGGATACGATGATGACGCTTGCCGGGCCGCGCGCGATGAGGGCGAGCTTGATTACAAAGACTGCTTCCGGGCGCTCTACCAGGCCCTGGCGGTGAAGGCGCACCCGCAGGAGGAGAACTGACATGCCCGCTAAGCTAGGAGAAGCGATTGACGTGATCTACATGCCGACGGAAGCACCCGCGGCGGCTATGCCGGTGCTGGGGTTCGGCACCATTCCGACCACCTACGAGGGCATCGTGCCCGTCGATGTTGGCGACTGGGTTGTATACGACGCGGGGGGAATCGCGGTCTGGACGGAGGACGAGTTCAAGGCCGACTTCGTGATCGTCGAGGAGGCCCCCGCGCAATGAGTGCGCAGTTGATCTACACGCCGCGAGGCCGAGCGCGTGAGTACAGTCCGTGGGCACTCAACCTGTTTGATGGCCTCTGCGGCCATCAACGTATGGATATGACGGTGCCCGCCTGCGCCTACTGTTTCGCGGCCCAGCTACCCGCCGCGCGGCGCAAGGACTCTGACCCGACCTGCCGCCCGAAGCGCGACCTGCTGGGGCGGTTGGAGCGCGAATGTGCGCGCATTGTGCAGGCGGGCGGTTGGCCGCAGGAGAGGGGACCGGTACTCGTAAGCTTCACTACCGACCCGCTGCCTAAGGGCCGGAAGGACTTGCAGAACACCACGGGCCGCGCCTTGGCGTTGCTGCATAACGCCGGTATCCCGGTGACGTTGCTGACAAAGAACGGGGCGGATGCTTCCGCCTGGATCACTCGCTCGCACCTCCCCGGAGACGAGTTCGCCACGTCGATTGTCTTTGACCACCGACCCCCCGGAAGAGCAGCAGGCTACTGGGAAGGCGAAGCGCCGAACATATTCAACCGCTGGGTAGCCTTGTGCGAAGCGCACGACCGTGGCCTGCCCACGTGGGTATCGGTAGAACCCGTTATCGTTCCCGACGAGGCGCTTGAAGTGATCCGCTACGGCCAGGACCTCGGAGTCGTTGGGCATTACCGGATCGGGCCGCTAAATCACCATCCCTATGCGGAGACGGTGGACTGGCGGGCCTTCGGCGAGCGGCTAGCGCAGACGCTAGTGGAGACCGGGGCGCGTTATCTGATCAAGCATGACCTGCGTTCGTTCATGCCCGTCGGGTTCCCGGTAGACAATCGCAAGGAGGAATAGAAGGTGCCCGAAGGAGAGTGACTGACAATGGCCGACACCCGCAAAGTTGCGATAAGCTGCCTCGTCGAACCGCGCCACGTGGAATACCTACGCCAACGCGCACCCGACGGCAACCTCTCGCAGGCCCTCCGCACCCTGCTGGACGAGTGCGCCGCCCGCGACGGCGAAGCCCACCCGCCGCGCGTCCGCGAAATCAAGCAATAGGAGGTGTGCGATGGCACAGTGCGAAGTGTGCAGGCGCGAAGTGACACGCGGTAGCTTGCACAACTACATCGTCGCCCAGGGTACGGTACTGCGAGTATGTCCGCAATGCTGGGGGATGCTTCTGGGGCGACTTAAAAGGCAGAAGCGAAAGGCCTAACCCGATGCGTGCCCACTACGGCGGCACGCAATGCCTCTACTTTGCGCCAGAATCGCTCAGGTTGAGCCGCGAGGTCGGGGCATAGAGGGTAAGCCCACTATAGTAGTTTGTCGCGTCCTGGATGGTTGTAGCGCAAAATGCCGGGCGGCCCCGCTTGACAGCGCCCGCCCGCCCGACTACCATGCCCCTCGGGGGGGTATGCTACGGAAGAAACATGGCCGCGCCGCTATTGCCATACAACGTGCGTGAGAGGGGATGGTGACTATGCCCGCATGTAAGTGCACCCCGGAACTGACCGCCGAATTCGCTAAGCTGATCCGCGCCGGGAACTACTTCGAGACCGCCGCCGCCTTCCTTGGCATCTATCCGAAGACCGCTTACCGTTGGCTACAGCGCGGCGAGGCCGCTATCGAGGCGGCCACGAACGAGGAGGGCACGTTAGACGAGGACGCCATCACGGGGAACGAACGCTGCTATGCCCGCTTCTACGTCGCGGTGACGGAGGCCGACGCCGCGGCAGAAGTCCGCAACCTCGCCATAGTACAGCAGGCCGCCCAGGACCGCCCCCGCAAGCTCCTGCGCCGTAATGAGGAGACCGGCGAGGTGGAGGAGCTGCAACGCGGCGATTGGAGTGCCGCCGCCTGGTGGCTGGAGAAGCGCAAGCAGTTCACGTGGGGGATGCGCCGCACTAAGGCCGAGGTATCCGCCGCGGTCACCATTGTGCCGGTCTTCGGCGCAGAGGACCCGCTAGGGGGAGGTGAACACCACGGCCCCGACGCCGACGACAGCGGAGGCAACGGCTCCGATAGTTGAGGCCGCCCGCCGCTACCTCGCCAACCCCGCCCAGGCCGCCTTCCTCGCCGACCCGGCCAAGTACCGCGCCGCCATCGCCGGAGTGGGCGCGGGCAAGACCGAGGTCGGCGCTTTCGATCTCATCCGTCACCTCCTACGCTATCCCGGTATGGAAGCCCTCCTCGTCGCCCCCACCTACCGGATGCTGTACCGGTCCTGCTACCAGGTCGTGCGCCGCGTGCTGCGGTGGTGGGACAGCGAGGAGGACCCCATAATTGCGCAGGAGAACCGGTCCGAGGGGTGGCTGCGCCTGCGCAACGGCTCGCGCCTGTGGCTGGGTTACGCCCAAGACCCCGACAGTCTGCGCGCCGTTGAGGTCGCCGTCGCCATGATGGACGAAGCCGCCTACTGCCCCGAACGCGCCTTTGAAGTGCTGCAGGGCCGCTGCCGCCAGCCCAACTATCCGCACCGCCTCTGGATCACCACCACCCCCCATGGGCGCAACTGGGTATACGAGCGCTTCGTCGTGCGCGCCGACGAGGGTTACTCTTGGCATCACTGGACAACCTACGACAACCCCGCCCTGACCGCCGAAGACCTCGCCGCGTGGGAAGCCTCCTACGGCAGCGGCACCGATTGGCACGCCCAGGAAATGCTTGCGCAGTTTGTGCAGTTCCGCGGCTTGGTGTATGCTGTCTTCGACGAGGAGCGCTTCGTGGTAAGTGCGTCCTCGATCCCGCCCTCGCGCTTCGCGCATATCGTGGCGGGCGTAGACTGGGGCGTAAGCGCCCCCGGATGTATCGCGGTGGTCGGCGTCGCCCACGACGGCGCGGTCTGGTGGATAGACGAGGTGTACGAGCGTGGCCTAGTGACGCACGGCGATCCGGGCAATGACTGGGCGTCCATAGCGCGCGACCTGCAGAAGCAGTGGGGTATCGAGGTGTTCTTTGCCGACCCGGAGGACGCTAACGCCATCAAGGCGTGGCAACATATGGGCATCCCGGTGCGCCGCGCCAACAACGCCGTCCTGGAAGGTATCCGCGAGGTGCAGTCGGTTATGGCCGCCGACCGCCTCCGCGTCTGGCGCGAGCGCTGTCCCTACACGTTGACCGAGATCAAGCAGTACCACTGGCGCGAGGACGCCGACGGCAATCCGCTTGAGGATACGGCTCCGGTCAAGGAATTCGACCACGCCCTGGACGCGCGGCGCTATGCGCACATGGGCCTGCGCGCGTTGGGGCTGTGCCCGGAAGACGCGATCAGTGACGAACACGCCTTAGGCTTAGTGACCCGCAGGAGGTAGACGATCATGGCACAGACCGCGGCGGTAGACGCACAGGCGTATACGGAGGAACTCAGCCGAGTGCGTCGCCACGACCTCTGGGGGCTGCGTGACCTAGATGCCTTCGGCGGCGAGGCCTTCGATCTCCGCGTCGCGCACCGGATGCTGCACGACGATGCCACTATCGCGGCGGCGTGGGGGATCATTCGGCTGACTCTCGGCAAAGTCCTCGGCGAATACCAGCACGACGATCCGACGATCCAGGAGTTCGTGCGGCAGGCGCTGACCAGCGCTGAAGGCTACGAACGCGCCCTGCAGGCGCTGGCCACCGCGCCCCTCTACGGCTACTCTTGCGTGGAGACTATCTGGCGGCCCGCCGAGGCGGGCGAATACGGGGCGTCTACCCCCCGCTGGGTATATCGCAAGTTCAAGCCCGTCCACCCGCTGACGATCCGCGACGGCTTCCGCACCGACGAGCGCGGCGACCTGACCGAGATCGAGCAGCGTGTTCTCGGCTATAGTGCCGTAGTGCTGCCGCGCGCCAAGCTCGTGCTGTGGTCGTATAACGACACATGGGGCGACCGTCCACAGGGGTACTCGCTACTCGAACCCGTCTACAGTCACTATCACGCCTGTCGAGCGTTGCAACGCCTCTGGCACCGCGCCCTGGAGCAGGGGCCGCGCCCGCTGATCACGTGGCCGGTGCCGCCCGGCGACATGTACTGCCCGACGCATGGCCGCATGGAGCCGCGCGTCCAGGTCATAACCGAGGTGCTGGATGATATCGATGATCGCAGCGGGATCGTCTACGTGGCACAGGGCGAGGACTGGGCGAACCTGCGCCCGGAGGTGTTGGCTAACGCGCACATCAGCCCCAGCGACTTCATCGAAGCGCTGCGCTATCACGAGGGCGCGATCTACAAGGCCTTGCTAACGCCGCGCATGTTGCTTGAAGAACCGGAGCACGCCACGCGCGCGCAAGCGCAGGTGCAGTACTATGGGCCGTTCGTGCAACACGTAGAGGGCCTCGCTACCGAACTGGGCAAGGTCCTGGTGGAGCAAGTAGTGCGCCCACTGCTGATGGTGAACTTCGGCGAGGTAGCCGATGTCGGCTCGTGGGGGATAACGCCGCTGCGCCCGGAGGAATACGACATGTGGGCGGGCGTCATTCTGCGCCTGGTCAACTCTGGGCTGATGCTGACGCCGGAGGACTGGGCGAAGATTCGCAGCTACTATGGCGACCTGCTGCTGCCGGGCGAGGAAGCGGCTGAGACTGCGCTACCGGAAGCGGCGGAGGCTAAGCGCGCCGCAGAGGGTTTGACTATGCTGGGGCGTTACGAGGCGGAGTTGCAATCGTGAGGCGCACAGCGGCACAGGCATGGCTACTTCACGAACTCGATGATTACGTGGAGGCCTTCGTCGCCGCCATCCGCGAGGAGCAGGTGCGCCGCGTAGACGCGGTGCAGGCTGCGGTGCGGCGCGGCGGAGTGGAAGCCGCCGACCTCGCCCTGACCGCCGGGGAGGAAGAGGCGTTCCGCGGCCTGCTGAGTGCGCTTGAACGCGGCTGGACGGATGCCCATCAACGGATCATGGCGCGCTATCCGCGGCTGAGGGAGCGCGTCACGCGCGGGGCGAAGGCCGAGGCCGCGGTGGCGGTAGACGAGGAGGAAGAGGAAGAACGCCCGCCGGTGCTGCCGCTTGCCGTCCTGATCGGGATGATATTGGCGCAGGCGCGGCCACAAGACGAGGAGATACTGCCGAGCGCTGTCCTAATCGATATGGCGCTGTCGCAGGCGCAGGCGCAAGACGAGGCGCTGGGATACCTGACGCAGGACATGATCGCGACCTATGCCCGCCGCGAGCTGCAGCTTGCCGGAGTGTACGAACGGGCACGGTTGGAGCGCGTCAAACGCATGATCGTCGATATGAACGCCGCCGGGCTGTCCTACGATGAACAAGCGGCGCGGTTGGCCGCCGAACTGCCCGATCTGCTGGACTGGCGGCTGCGCACTATCGCCCGCACGGAGGGGGCCTACCTCTACGAACACGGGGAGTTCGCCCGCACCGCCCGGTCGCCGATGGTGGTCGGGTGGGAGTTCGTGGCGGTGATGGATGACCGCACCACGGAGATGTGCGCCTCCCGCCACGGACATATATACCTGCGCCGGTCCGGACCTCCGCCGGATGTGCCGCCGCTGCACTTCAATTGCCGGTCGGCGCTGGGCGAGATTTTCGCTGACGAGGCTATCGAAGAGGCCGACCTAGCGGAGCACGGTAAGTTCCCGCCGCCGTTGAAAGGCTTCGGATTGCCCCCGCCGGGCGTCGAGTGGCGCGACATAGAAACGCTAACATAATATGCGCGAGGGTTGACATGCGCGCGCCGCGCGGTATACTGCGGGTGAGGAGTTGCGGATATGCCCTACCAGGCGACACGCGAGTTGCCCCCGGCGGTGCGCCGGACGCTGACCCCGGCGCAACAGCGCGTCTACATCGAGGCGTTCAACCGCGCATGGGCACGTGGCTGGTCGGAGGCCCGGTGCCACGCTTACGCCTGGGCCGCCGCTAAGCGCGCCGCTGCCAAGGAGGACACGACGATGAGAAGCGCCACCGCGCAACTGCTTCGGGACCTGGCCGCCATCATGGACGCCGAGGAGGGAGGGGAGATCGAGAAGGCAGTCTGGACGCGCGCCTACATCAACGATCTCCCGGACAGCGCCTTTCTCTATATCGCGCCGGGTGGGCGCAAAGACGAGGAGGGCAAGACTGTGCCGCGCTCGCTGCGGTACTTCCCCTACCGCGACGCCTCCGGCGCTATCGACCTCCCCCACCTCCGCAACGCTATCGCCCGCGCCCCGCAGAGTGACCTCCCGCGCGCCGTCGTCGAGCGCATCCAGGAACGCGCCCGGCGCATACTGGCCGAACAGCAGAAGAGCGCCGCCAAGCACGGGGCGGTGGGCACGGTGCTGAAGTACGATGATGAGCGGCAAGTCGTCTACGGCGTGGTCTACGAGCCGCACGTGATAGACGCGCAGGGTGACTACGCCGACGAGGACGCGATCATGGACGCCGCGCACTCCTACATGCTGGGCGGCGCGGTAGTCAAGCTGGATCACGCGGAGGAGACCGACCAGGCCGCGGTGGTGGAGAGTTACATCGCGCCGGTGGACTTTGAACTCGGCGGGGAGCCGGTGCGCGCGGGGTCCTGGGTGATGGCGGTCAAGGTCGCCGACGCGGAACTGTGGCAGCGCGTCAAGGGAGGCGAATACGAGGGATACTCGTTCGGCGGCGAAGTGCTGAGGACAGGAGGTGACGAGGATGCTGGATGAAGACGAGCAGCGCCCGACGGAGTTGGTCAAAATCAGGCCGCACGAGGTGTCCCTAGTACGGCGACCGGCAAACCGACGGCGCTTTCTGGCGTTCAAAGACGAGGAGACAGGAGGCAGGATGATGGCGAACGACGAGGTAGTCAAGCAGGCTAAGGCCGTAGGGCTGGACTTGGAGGCGCTGGCCGAGGCCGACGAGGCGGAACTCGACGCGCTGGCCAAGCAGCTAGAGGGGGAGGCCCCGCGGCGCGGATGGCTAAGCCGACTGCTGGGGCGCGACGAGGCGGAGAAGACGGAGAAGCCGGAGGCAGAGGACGCGGCCTACATCACGAAGGCGGAGTTGGAGGCGCGGTTGGAGGCGGAACGCGCGGCGACGCGCAAGGCCGTGCAGGCCGAGGCCCAGGTGGCGACGGCGCGCAAGGCCCTAGAAGCCGCGGTAGTGGAGGGGCGCATTGTCCCGGCGGCGGCGGAACGC